TGATGATTTCAGATGTAGTACCATTAAGTTCAAGTCTGGTCATCTTATAATACTCTAATGCAGATACGTTATATGCTTCTAACATCTTAGAGCCAATGTGATATTGTCCCCAGTATTTCTGATCAAAGTTGGACCAATGTCTAATAGTATAATCAGTTACTTTATAATTTTCATAAGTTTTAATTTCAGGAGCCTTATAAGGTTTATGATCATCTAAGTATTTAACATAGTCATTAACTATTTTATAAGAAACTTCTCCTCTATCTTTAATACCAAATATGTATTGTACTAATGCTATAGAGTCTCCTTGATAACCTGATGAAAAATCTTTAAACTTATATGTCATTGTTGCAGCATCCATATAAATAATCATTGATGGAGTCTTTTCAGTTTTAAATACAGATTTAATCTTTATCTGCTGTCCGTCTAATTGTTCAGTAAGATTTAAATAATTCTCAAAGATCCAGATTGTTGGTACATCCTGGAATCTAATCACATTTTTAGTTGAAATCATATCTTTTAACTTTAATTAAAAAGGGAGCCCATTTCCTGACTCCCCTTTAAACTATTGTTAGTCTAAATCAAAGTCTGAGCCAACCTTAGTTGATACTTCAAAATCATCTTCACCAAAAGTTTCTACTTTCTTAGCTTCTAATTTTTTAAGATGTAGAGCTTCAGAATATAGTAACTGTTTACCAGATCCAAGTTTAGCATATGCAAAACCATCTCTAGAAGATTTTGGCAAATATAAGTCATAATTTGTATAACCCGTTTTACCTTCATATTCTTTTCCTGCAATACAGAAATCTAAATACTTATCTTGATAAGGTGCTGTTTTATCAAATGCAGTGATGAACTCTTCAATTGTATTATGTTTATTATCCTGAGCATCAAACCAATCTACTATGTCTAATGTAGTACATAATGATTTAATAAATACTAATATACTATTATCTCTAGAGATTTGTACACCTGATTTAGTTACTCCATCTGCAAATGCATATTGACCAGATTTTACTCTACCAATTTGACCTTTGTAATGACCAGCATCTGGATTTTCTTTATCCAACATGAATCCTTCAAATCCTTCAAGAGGTTCAGTCTCAACATTAAGCACTAAACTTATACCACCTGGAATAAATTTAAAATCTTCACCTACTAAACTATTAAGTTTTAATTTGTGATTACCTGGAGTAATTGTTTTAGGTATTCCACTTCCACCTGTTCCTACATCTTTTGTTCCAATTGCCATTTTTCTTATTTTTTATTTATTATTTATATACTTCATCCCAGTGAGTAACTATTTCACCTTGTTCATTAATTTCACTTAATACTATTTCTGCATTTCTTAAATGATCTGGTCTAGCACCACAAGTAGTTGCATCATTAGTTTTAAAGTTTAATATTACTTTATTACCTTTTCTACTCATGTAACCTATTGCATCTGCATTGGCACACAATAAACTTTTTATTTTTCCAGTTAAATCTATATTAGCAGCCATAACTAGTTCACCTTTATCATCTATTTGTGCATCTTTAATATGACCAGCTAGTATAACATGCTCAGCAAGAGTGTCAATATAATTTAATACCTCAAAAAATGCTAGCCTCATATACATGTAACCACTACCATTTGGAAGAGTTAATACATTATCCCCATCAAAGTTTTTACCCATTGGTGTATTTTTGTATTTCTTTAAAGCCAACACATCAACCATTTCTTCTAATGCAGTTACAGTATCAATAGTAATAAACTTATAAGGTTTACCAGCTTCAATTACTTGTTTACCAATTGCTAGCAACTCTTTAAGATTATTTGCTTTAACCTTTAATGCATCTACATAATCAGTCCCATTCTCCAAATCAATAATTAAATTATTTTCTAATGCTGCAAAAGCGGTAGTTTTACCTGTCTTTGGCTTAGAATAAATAACTAATCTTTTTGGATTGACTCTTGTTGCGCTCACTTTCTTAGTGGGCAATACTAATCCTTCACTCATAATTTTTTACTTTAAAATTTCATTCAACCATTTTTTATTACTTACTGGCTTCTTTAATAGAATGGCAGCTAGATCCCTTACAGTTAAACTGCTTAAAGGAGCATCTAAATCTGAATCCATTAAATCATCAAAATCAGGAAATAACCCTTCTGTTTCAGTACTCTTAGTTTCAGTTTTAGTTTCAGGTTTAATTTTTATCAGTTCAGATACAGGAATTAGATATCTTACATGCCCATTTGCATTAGCATCTGTAGTTTCATACTCCTCATCATAAAATGAATTATAACTCCATTTATACAGTGTTCTTGTTGGGTCTTCAGACTCTAGTGCAATACTTACATATTCAGTATAGATGTCTTCTCCTTTTGATAATTCACTCTTAAAGAATCCCATATATAAATCATCTTTACCATATGGTCTATAAGCACATTTAGGAATATATAGTGGACTACTTATACCTAATGCATCAAATACTTTTTGATGGTATTTTACCAGCTCTTCAGTTTTTTCTTTTCTGTTAAAACCAGCATTATTACTGGTGTCTTTTGTTGTTAATGCCATATATTAATTATTTGGTTCCAATTCTTTTTTCTTGTTGAGGTGGAGTATTCATTTCTGCTATACTCATTTTCTCAAACTCAGCTTTAAAGAAACTTAATCTAGTATCACCATTTCTACATTTAAGAAAGTGTAATACCATTACCCTATCATTTTCAATTACATATCTATCAGGGCCATAGAATCTGATTTTCTGTTTAGCAGGTCTATTAATACCAATTACAGTATCTGCATGTTGTAATAAAGCATCAGCACCAAATATATCTGATTCTAATACATAATTACCATACTTTCCATCTTCTGACCTCTCAGGATTATCTATATTTCTGTTTAATTGACTTAATATAATGAATGCTATCGGGTAAACTCTTTTAAGATTTGTTAATGCTTCACCAAGGTTATTTAAAGTTTCATTCTTATCTCTTTCAGTTTGTGCTTTTTTTACAAGTAGGGAATGGTCTAAGGAAATTAAAGTCTTTTTATATTTTCTTTTACCTTCTTCATCTACTTCAGAATGATGTGACATATACTCATGTATAGTTTTGATAAATTCATCTACTGTACATGGTTTTTCTACTATGTCAATGGGATACTTAATCTTTTGCTTAGCATAATCATAACATTTCTGTAGATCTTCAGTTGATAATTGACCATCTGCACTACATAAATACTTATATGACTTACCAATAATACTTGAATATTCTCTAATTGCAGATGACCTAGCTAACATTTCAAATTGAAACTGTAATACTCTAAAGTCTTCTGCAGGATTAAGAATAAAAGATTCTCTTATAATCTGCTCAACAATTAAAGTTTTACCAGAATTATGCACAACAAATTCATTTGCAATAAAATTATTATATGGATCTTTCATTGATACATCATAAGTCATTTCATCTCCTGTGTAATCAATTGATGCAATTTTTTCTTTTTGCACATGATTTAAACCAAGTCTTGATCTATCATTATGTAAAGCATGATGGTCTTTGACTGATAATAATTGTAAATTACTTATATCATTGTTTAAAGGATTTTGATCCTTATGATGTATTTCCATTGACATATCAGAAAATACAAAAGTATTTGGTAAATTTACTTTATCAATAAATTCAGCTAATTCTAAATTATTAAGATAAGCATCATATACAGCTCTTGCTTCAGAAATTCTATGATAAATATATTTACCAATTTTTTTAATTTTTGCTGAAGGATAATGAGCCATTTTTTTCATTATATAAACTCTTTTGTAAATTATTTTTTCAGTTTTATCTTTTTTCTTTGGTTCAGCTTTACATACAATAAAATCACCTATACCTAAATCTTTTAATTCTTTAAAGTCATCACAAAAGTCAACTAAGAATCTATGATCAAGTGTTGTTTTTATTGTTTTTCCTGTTTCAGTTGTTACTAGATAAACAGGTTTAATCCCAGATTCATATACTGCTTTAATTTGATTTAAACCTGTTAAGTTTTCATCATATTTATAACATTGAGTATTAGTTGTAATAGTATTATTCCAACCCCTATCTCTAAATGACATATCTGTATGTCTTAAACCATTGAATTTATAGTATATGTCTTTTAGACTATACCATTTGCCAGATCCATTTGTGCCTTTTCTTGCAATATACATTTTTGAATCACCTGACAGACATGCAGGTCTTCCTCCAATTACAGTCATAGTATTCCATTCAATACCATCAGTCATTGCATCATTAAACTTAGGCCATGGTGTTCTAAGACTTTTAATCTCACCAACCATTCTACCTTTTAAATAGTGTAATGATTCTTGAAAACCTTCTTTTTGGCTAACCCATTTAGAATTAGCAGTTTGCTTAAGTGCCATATACAATAATTAAATAATTTTTACTTTTACTCTATTATACGTAGTATGTAATACACTAATTAATATCTCAATTAATATAAATGGTATTATATTAATCTCAATAATAAATGTATTAGTAACTAAATATCCTAATAGAAATCCTACTATGGCACAAAGCCCTAGTATTAATCTGGATGATTTATACATTATACTACCTTTTCTTTAAAATGTGTTTGTGATGGATCATCTGACCCATTTAATAACATATCACAATAATTTGCTAATTCAGAATCATAAGTTTTATCTGAGCCTTGTTTTCTGATAAAGTATTGAGATGTTCTCATATACTTATATCCTGTTGCTTCATACTCATCAACATATGTCTTTGTAGCATTAATTACTGTTTCCCATGTATAAGTATGTGATTCAAAAAACCATCTAAAGTTATTCTCTAAGTTCTTTTTATCTGACCTTGCATATTTACCACTTGGTAGCTTAAATTTAGGAAAAATATCTAAATAAATGTCAATATTTTCCATAAAGTTATCACCCATCAATGTTGTACTTGTTTTCTTTTTGCTATTCTTGAAATAAGATTCTAATTCTTGTAAAAGAATAATTGCCTTACCTGCTAGTTTCATATCAGCTTCTAACCAGTCTGTTGACTGTAAGCGTTTTACCTCTAGTGCATCATTAATAAAATCATTAGTTTTAATTTTATGTTTAATACAATAGAGTATATACAATTGATTTGGACTCAACTGTTTCTTTATTAATAAATTAAAAATTTCATCCATATTACCACTTTATATCAAAATTATAGTTCTTTTTTGTAATCTCAGATACTTTTCTAAATGTATCATCACATGGCCATTTCTTTTTACCTAAAGATATAGCATTCATAGGATGAGTTAAAATAAATAAAGGATCTTTTTCAGATAAGTAATCAATTAACTGCTCTGAAGTTCTTCCCATCAAAATATAACATAATCCAGGATTATAGATTTTAAGGTAATCTAATAAATATGCCATCATTGGTCTCCATAATTTCACATGTGAATTTGGTTTGCCTATTGTAGTAGTAAGGGCACTATTTAACATTAGAATACCTTGGTTACTCCATCTCTTTAAGTCTTTATCAGTAGAAATGCTCTCAGACTCATATACAGTATCATTAACAGCTTGTAATAAATATTCCAATGCTGGTAATGGTTTCTTTTCAAAAGCACATGAGAAAGCAAGTCCATCAGATTGCTCAATTCCATTATAAGGATCTTGTCCAATAAGCACTACTTTGAGTTCATCATATGGACATTCTTCAAATGCTCTAAACACATACTTCATAAATGGAGTGAACCGTCTATCTTCCTGTGAATCTTTTATCAATGTCAATAAAATAGTATCAAACTCACTACTAAATATAAATCCTCTGAGAACTCTTGCCCATCCTGATTCAATTAGTTTTGTGTTTAATTTCTCTTTTATTTCATTTATGTTTATATTTGTTGTCATACTAATTAAAATTTTAAGCCATGGCTATAAAAGTAAAAGAATTAAAAGATGATGCTATAGTTAGTGTCCCAGTAAACAAATCTTATTACTTCATGTTGAAGAATAACTTGTTTTACTTATTTAATCAGATTCAATCAACTGGTACAGAAGCTTCTGAAAAGTCAATTGAAACCATTAAAGCAGCAGATTACTCAAAGATGTCTCAAGTTGAGCAATCTTTCTACACTGTTACTTTAATGATATCTGAAATTGAGAGAATTGCTCTAGAGCAAAATCTTTTTGATGAGAAAGAGGTACTTGAACCTACAGATGAAGGTTATGTTGAACCTACGCTAGATTAATATTGTATTCCGCTCCTATTTCTATACATGCTTGAACAGCTTGGGATAGCTCATCACTTGAACACTCAGCAAATGATTTGCACATCTCAAGCTTTCTACCTTCATCATTTACATCAAAGCATAATCCTGCTTGTGTTTTAACAAGTTTTTTCATTTCATCAAATGTATATCCTGATTCTTTTGCCATTTCTCTAATACATACATGTATTTTTGAGATTTGTGCATAAGATCCAGCTTTACCTTGAATACTAATAAACATTTCTAATTCTTCACCTTCTTCTATTAGTTTTACAAATTCAGCATAAGCTAAACTTTCTTTTTCAGTTCTGTAGGTGAGTTTTCCGTTTTTCTTAATAAATTTTGCGTTAAACATATTGGTTTTGTTTTAAAGGTTACAATGGTATTTTACTCCACTTTTTAAATAAGTCAATAAGTAATACTACATCTTCAATATCTGTCATAGCAACACCCCAAGAGTGCTCATATACTTTCCACTGATTATTATTTATCTCATCACTTTCATTTGATACTAGTATTACATCAGAGTTTATTTCATATGAGTAATAGTAATAATCATTTTTGTCACCAGATTCTTCTTTAGTAACAATTACTTTATCAAATCCTGCTTCAGTTAATTCTTGCTGTTTCATTTTTGTAATTTTTTTTCTATTAACTTATCAATATAGTCTTCAGCCTCCATTGCTGTAGAAAATAGTATAATAAATCCTTGTGGATCTTTACTATATCTCCAAAAGCCAAAAAAGCCTTCTTTAGTTTGTACAAAATACCCACCATATGAGTATTGTGATTTTAATATTTTATATTTTGTCTTCATATTACTACTGACCAAGTTAATAATTAATCTCCGTTTTCTTCATTTTTGTAAAATCCTGTGCTTGCTTTCTTTTCTATGTATTCTCTATGTAATTTTCTATGATTATGTTTTTTAATTATCATAGAATTATTTACAGGTGACTTTCTTATTATTTTTGCTTTTCTTAGCTTACTTGTTTTATTTATCACCTTATAATTTAACCATTTCAACATTATTACTTTTTGATATAAATCTTCCATATCAGTCACTATTTTTAATTTGATAATAAATAATACAAACTACTACAATTACTATTAACAATAAAACCATCATAATATTTATTTTTTAATTAAACCTGCTACATAATCATTAATAACTCCTATAAAAGGTGTGTAATCAAGATTATAAAAAGCATCAGTTGTATTTTTCCAACCTAAATGTATAAAACATTTATCTAAAGCAGCTTCATCAAAAGTAATACTTTTTTTTATTATATTTTTCTTAACTACTTGATTATGCATTTTTACAGTATTCCTTCTTTCATTCCATTCTTCTTGTAAACCCATATTATTTAAGTTAACGGTTTTTTCTCTGCTCTATATAATCAATAATAAATCCTGCAGCAACTATTAAATTCATGCCGCATGATGCAATAACTTCTATAATATCTTCATAAACATTTACCATAAGATGTAAATGTCCAACTGTCCAGAAAGGAATAGCCAAGTTTTGACTAATCCACACTGTAAAATATTTCAGAAAATGCTTCATTTTTCTTTAGATTTATCAATTGCCATATTAGCAAATACAATATGTAATGTAACATCATCATCACATTTTTCACATCTGTAATTAGCTCTTGATCTTATGTACCAACCTGCATTACAGCATAGTGTTGTAATATCACTGATCTCCAGTTTCTTCTCTTTCTTCTTCATATTCTCTTTTTTTAGCTATATAATCTCCAATTTCAATATCTAGTGGAATGTCATCCACATGTCCGTACTGATTAATTAAATCAATATATATTTGTTTTACTCTTCCCATAATTTTAATACTGATAAGATTAATTGTTTAGCAGCTACTTCAGGTTTATCAATCTTTTTAGACTGCATATATTTTGAAAAACTTACTAACTGATGATGTGTTAATGTTATTGATATAGTTGCTGCAGTAGTGTTGTATTCTCTTTTCTTTACATCAAAACTATTAAATTCAGCTGGATATAGTTTTATAAATTCATCAACATTTTTCAAAAACAACGGATCCTTAATCTTATACATATTATATGCTGCTCTTTTAGCATAATTTATTGTACTTGATGAAGTTAAGTTAGTATAAGTAAACAGTTCTTTTTCTGTTACATTAAATGTATAATGTAAAATAGCTATCAAATAGTTTCTCTTATCTATAACACAAAGCTCTTTTGTTTTTGGTTTATTCTTAATTATTAATAATTCTTTTACTATATCATCTTTAGTGTACTCCATAATATTTAAATAAAAAATGGAAACAATAATCCTTTAATTTCAGCTACAAATGGCCCAATAATCAATGTACTTAAAAATTCATGAGACTGTGACCATAAGTACCAAAAATATAACATGCAAATGTGTGCTGAAACTAAGTATATATACATAATTACAACAAATAAATTTCCGTTTCCCATAACTATTTCTTTTTAAATTGTTCTAATAATTCTTTTGAAGTATAATCTGTGTCATGTTCTGAATGCCATTTCCTACCTATGTCATAAAAGTTTTCTCTAACATATTCTAATAGTTCAATCACCTCTTCTTTACTATACATACTTTTAGCTTGCCACTCAGCACCTTTGATAAAGTCTTGTTGAGCAGATTCTGCTAATTCATTTGCTTTTACTGCATCAGAAAAAGTATTTTTTTTAATTCTCCATCCATAGTTTTCAGCAGCTTTTTCTAATATTTTTTCCATACTATTTCTTTTTAAATTGTTCTAAATACATTTTTATTTCAGCATCAGTATCTACATATTCGCCAAAATGTTGAGCATATTTAGAATATTTTATCATCACCTTATTTAACAATTCCAACACTTGTTCCTCACTATACATTCTTTCAGATTGCCATTTAGCAAAGCCAATTAGTACTTGTTTGGCAGTTTTGAATTTTCTTGCACCGTCTTTTAAAAATCTTTCAGCAGCTTCTTGTATTTCTTCTTTCATACTAATTAAGTTTAAACTAATGCAAAATCTTCTTCAAGAATTTCTTCTGCTTTCTTAGTCTTGCTTGTACTTACTACAGCAAATCTATTAGCATTATAATATTCATAAGGAAAACATCCATCAAGGTTTATTTCTTCTAACTCATATCCATATGTGTTAGCTTGAATACCCATATTCATTACTCTCACCACTGTGTAGAATTGATCTTCTACTGGCCATTGACTTAAAGGAATTTTATTGGGTTTATTTTTTGAATTAATGCAAATAACCTTGATCATACTCAATGCATTTGACTTTCACCTATCTCTACATTTAATTCTAGATCAGATAATTGGTTATATATATTAAAAATTTCATTAAAGCCACCGGATTTAATATCATATGAACCTATATTATCTACTATTATAGCACACTGTTCTGCTTGATCAGGTGTATGTTTACATACTTTAATGAGACAAGCTATGATATATAAAAAATCATGGTGATCATCATTGTACAATGTTATTTTATGTGTCTTTTCCAAAACCATGTTTATATATATTAATTTACAAATTATTTTCCTTAGTTCCTACTATTATTGTATTACCTGTTTTATTCATGGACTCAACAATATCAGTAAAACCTTTACCATATGGATCTACATAGTCTGTGTAAGACTTAAAGTAACCTTTACCAGTTAATGTTTCTATATTCTTAATTAATAAACTCATTCTTGATTTATTATCAAATTCAAGCTGAATTAAATCCAATCTTGCTGATGCAATTTTAGCTAAAAATAAGTTTAATCTAGTATTAAATTCATCTTTTATGTGAATTTTATCACTATAATCATCAAAAATCTGTATCAGGGTCATTAAAGCATCAGCATCAGTATTACCAAATACACTCATTGGTTCTTTAATATACTCTTCAGACCATTCATGCCATTCAGATACATCTTTCTTTAATGCATACTTAAACTTTTTACTATTTTTCATCTCA